GGTCAGCCCAAGGTGACCTTTTTCCAGGCTGTGTACAAGCGCCACACCAACTTTGCGATGGAGAACATCCAGCAGACGGTGAACGGTACCGCGACCAACTCTGGCCGCGTGTCCGTGACCATCGCCCGTAACGGTGACCTGGTCGGCAACATGTACGTGGCTCTGCTGGCGAGCATCCAGAACGGCTCCAACTGCACGTCGACCAACGCCAACTTCGACTCTTGCTGGATGGCTGAGCGTGCCGTGGCGGCTGTTGAGCTGACCATCGGTGGCCAGCGCATCGACAAGCACTACCAGACCTGGTTCCGTCTGTACGCCGAGGTGTTCCTGGGTGAGTCTGACAAGATTGCCTATGGCAAGCTGACCAGCTCTCCCCAGCCGGTGTCCGACTCCACCACCAACAAGACCTACGTGTACCTGCCTCTGCTGTTCTTCTTCAACCGCAACCCGGGCCTGTACCTGCCCCTGATTGCTCTGCAGTACCACGAGGTGCGTCTGGACTTTGACCTGACCCCCTACATCCAGAGCTACTTCGGTTCCAGCCCGACCTTCGAGGTGTGGGCCAACTACGTGTACCTGGACACTGAGGAGCGCCGCCGCTTCGCCCAGAAGGGCCACGAGTACCTGATTGAGCAGGTGCAGCACACCGGCGGTGATGCCCTGTCCTCGACCAGCTCCACCGTGCGTCTGTCCTTCAACCACCCGGTGAAGGAGCTGATCTGGTGCTACCAGAACGGCACCACCAGCGCCACGACCAACCTGAACGCCATGTGGAACTTCAGCTCCAACACGGCCAACGTGAACGTGACCTGCAACGTGTCCCCGGCTGTGCTGGGCTCCGTGCTGCCTCACGTGGCGGGCGCTCCCCACCTGTTCTCCAACGTCGGTGGCTACGCTGGCCAGGCTGTCACCTCCAACGTCTTCTGGATTGAGGAGGGCTCCGCCGCTTCTGGCTACGAGGTCGGTCCTCTGCAGAACTTCAAGGTGATCCTGAACGGCCAGGACCGCTTCAAGGAGCAGCTGGGCAAGTACTTCAACGTGTACCAGCCGTACGTGTACCATACCGGTACCCCGTACCCGGGCATCTACTGCTACAGCTTCGCGCTGCAGCCCGAGGAGCACCAGCCGACCGGCACTTGCAACTTCTCTCGCATTGATAACGCCCAGGTGGCTATCAACATGAAGACCATCAACCCGAGCAGCCTGCAGAAGATGTTCGCTGTGAACTACAACATCCTGCGCATCCAGTCTGGCATGGGCGGTCTGGCGTTCAGCAACTAAACGTCCCCTTGTAAAAACGGTCTGCCGGGCCTCGGCCCGGGCCTCAGGCCCAAAAGTCGTTCGAGGACTTTTGGGTCAGAGACTTATTTATGATGTGAATAGAAAGAGATGAACGCCCCGCCGCCGACGCGGGCCGAAGCGCTTTTTAAACAGGCGAATCAGCCTGTAAACGCAAATCAAGTGGGCTTTTGGGCCAAGTACAAGTGGTGGATCATAGGTCTGGTTGTTATTTTGGCCATTGTTGGTGGAGTTCTTGGTGGCGTTTTGAGACCCAAGGCGTCTATTCACATCCGAAGCTGTGCCGGAGGGACTGCAGGTGTCGGTACGAACAAGGAAAAGGGGTGTCTGTGCAATTCTGGATCAGAATGTACGAGTGGCATGTGCTCAACGAGTGCCACGACCCTTGCAGCCGGCGCTTCCCAGGGTAAGTGCGCTTAGCGCTTCACAACCTTCCAGACCCCATCATCCGCACAAAACTCTTGCTCGATGATTCTTGCACAGAATTCCGGATCGAAATTGGGGCTACAACAAAAAACATCAATGTAGACCTTGTTATCTTCAGGATACGTGTGTGCACTGAAATGGCTCTCGGCCAACACAAGCACACCCGTGGCCCCGTGAGGTTCAAATTGGTGAAAGGCCCGAGCAACAACTGTAAACTCGCACCTTTCAGCGATTCGATTCATGATGTTTTGGAGGTGGGTTGTTTTCGAGATCCAAACGCCGGTGATGAAACCGACGAGGTGCCTCATTAGCCTTTTAGGGCGTCCTCATTTTATATAGAACGAGACCTATAGCGCCAGCTGCAAACAGAATGGCGAAATAGCCCTGGCCTGTGTAGGTCGGCGGCGTCTTGCGCGACTCCATACCGCTAAACACAGACAGGGTGGCGAGGAGCAGGACCAGAACGCCTAGGAAAAGCGTGTTAAGGTTTGCCATATAATAGTATATAGCAAAATAAATGGACGATCTCGTTGAGCGTTTCGAGATGACAGGACCGAGCCTTGTCAAAGAGGTGTCCACGCGTCTGGGTCCTGGAACAAGTATAGAAAACACTTTGAATACAGTCAGGGACATTCAGATGCGCCGGTATGCTCGTCTTATCAAAATGGAAAAGATTGATAACGTTTTCGAGTCTATCGAGTACCTCTGGAAAAACTTTGAACTCAACACTGAAGATATTCAGTCTGTGCTTGGTTTTGTTCCTGAATTCCCCAAAGTCTCGACTCCGCTCGTGGATAAGTTCCTCGAGCACATGCGGCCAAAGACGCGGCCTGGGGGGTGCTTCACATGGGTACGTAGCCGCCGCTCATAGAGGGCGCCCCGGCGCTCCCCATTTCCTGATACAAATACGCAAGGTACATGCCTATGAGACCCATGATCAGAGCCCGGGTCATGACGGACCAAGTTTGACGCTTCAAAGGGTCCAGGAATTCCTGAATGCTAAAGAGAATGAGGGCCATCGCCATAACGATCAGGAGGACAGCGTCAGCCATATACTAGTACTGCGGAATTTTTTTAAAGGTTTAGTCTGTTTGTACAGTAGAGATGAGTGGGTTTGCATATATCAACCCGACCCAGGCGATGTTGGAAATGACGCTCGAGGCGCTCGGGGGCGGGTTTGCGCCTCTTGGAAGCCGACACGAGGCCCCCGACATTCCCGTGATACCGTGCGAACTTGACCAGAGCTGGAAAGACTTTGAGGCTCTTCTGGCGTCCTACAAGAAACAGTACGTACAGAACCTCAACGAACAAAAGAAGCTCACTGCAGAATTGAATGAAAAAATGAAGGAAATTTCACATCTTGAAATAATGATTGAGACTCTTAATACTCCAGGCTTAAAGGAGCGACTCGAAACTATATTAGACGACTACCAGACTGATGAGGGGTTTGAGGAGCTGAAGCGGAAGGTGGGGGAGGTGGCGGGGAGGGTCGAGGCGATGAAGAAGGTACTATCGGAGACGAACGCTGAAAGGTACGATAAGTTTACTTGTTTTGTGTGTATGGAACGACTTGTTGACCTGTGTATGAACCCATGTGGTCACGTGATGTGTGAGCGCTGCTGGGCAAACACTCGGGACAAGACGGCTTGTCCGGGGTGCCGGCAGCACATCATAAGCGCGTGTAAGATATTCACGATGTAGTCGTCCCTGTAACTCAGTTGGTCAGAGTGCGGGTCTTATGTCCCAAGTGCACAGCACTTGTTCCTTCGGAACTGACTAGGATAGCCCGAAGTCGCGGGTTCGACCCCCGCCAGGGACACTTGGACCTGAGCACGTCCTTAAAAGGCTCCTCCGTCCGACCTTAGCTCAGTTGGTAGAGCGTGGGACTGTAGTTGGCTAAAGAGATCCTGCGGTCGCTGGTTCGATTCCGGCAGGTCGGAAAGGGACGAAACTTGTTCGTTCCGCCCCTTCTCCTATAGCTCAGTTGGTAGAGCATCAGGCTGTTAACCTGAGTGTCGCAGGTTCAAACCCTGCTGGGAGAGCTTTCGAACCATTTGTTCATGGTTCGAAAGATCTCTTTGTATACTAATAATGAACAATCGCCCATTCAATCGATTCGTGAACCACCTCGCTGAAATTACCAAAAACAACAAGAACTTGAAGTTTCATGTGGGCACAAACGGTGTGACCCTGCGTTACAGACCAGGGTCAAATGGGACGTATGTAAATTTCACTCCGTCAAACAACAATCGGGGTGTTGAACTTTCGTACGGGTACACGCACGTCGAAGACCGCAAGAAAGGGCTCGGGAAGCGTCTGCGCAGCTACGGGGTTCGGGCAGCGCGCGCCGCGGGCGTGACCCTGTGGCAATATGGCATCAACCTGAACTTGCTCAGAAAACGGAACGAAATGCCTATAAGTACGTACATCATGCGTAAACTCGGGGCCGAATGGACACGGGGCGTGCCTAAAGCACGGGGGAAGATTGCCAAGAAGAAGTGGGCGTCCATCGTGCGTGGACACAGGTACTCTTTGCGAAAGAGTGTTAAAAGGAGCCCGCGTAATAACAACAGAAAAAATGAGCTTCGTTCGCCTCGTTGATCACATGGGCTCGGACGAGTCTATCGTCCAATCTGCCCGCGTTTCGTATGGCGCAGGCACGAAGAGCGTGAGTGACGACCGCGCACTTATCAGGTACCTCATGCGGCACAAGCACACGACGCCGTTTGAGATGGTTGAATTCAAGTTTCATATTCGCGCACCCATCTATGTCGCTCGTCAGTGGCTTCGGCACCGCACGGCCTCGGTCAACGAGATGAGTGCTCGGTACTCTGTCATCCCCGACGAGTTTTTCTTGCCTGACGAGCTTCGGAAGCAGAGTCAGAGTCGGGGTCAGGGGGGAGAAGAGCCGTTTGGGGCGACCGGTGGAAACCTCCTTCAAAAGCAAAAGGCCTCGTGCGACTTTGCGTTCCACGTGTACGATGAGCTTTTGGAGAAGGGTGTGTCCCGTGAGTTGGCCCGGGCCCACCTGCCCCAGTGTACATTCACTGAATTTTACTGGAAAATTGATCTTCACAACCTGTTGCACTTCCTCGCCTTGCGCATGGAGGATCATGCCCAAAAGGAGATTCGGGACGTTGCGTCCCAGGTGTACGAGCTTGTCCGGCCCATCGTCCCCGTGACGTGTGAGGCGTTCGAGGACTTTCGGGTCGGTGCAGTGACCCTGTCCCGGCTCGAGGTCGAAGCAATCAGGAACCGAGCGTCAGATATTCCGGGCAAGGGTGAAAACTCCGAGTACCACGAAAAGTTAAAGCTTTTGGGAGTGTATTTTCCAGATGGCGGACCTGCGAGTGCTTGAGTTTCTGAAACAAAAGGGACCCGTGACCGTCAAGCGTATTTCAAAGAGTTTGGGTCTTCCAAAGACGCTTGTGCGTGGGGTCCTGTGGCACTCTGACAACACTCGGCTCGTGTACCGCGCGCCAGCGTGTCGGCGCAAGAGACCTGTGTGGTCGTGGTCCGAGGTGCGTCTACGTCCTGAGGCCCATAAGGTGTCGCATCTTGTCTTGCGTTCGACGCTGGAAGAACATGAAGATGAAGACCATGAGGGGCAAACTGCGTAGTTCACCCAACGACGAGTGCTCGTAGCCGTACCAACCGTGCAGAGGGAAGGGGATATTTTTTATAAAAACTCGGGACCAATAGACTATGACACCTATGATACCAAACTGAACGCACACCTCGAGAAAGGTGCGCCACTTGGGCTTGGTCGCGTCAAGATCGGGGGTTACTCTGTCCAGGGCCGAAGACACGAAAAAAGCAAACACGAAGCACAAGACGCCGACCCAGGCAATGCCGAGGGTCTTTATGGCTTCGTGCATTATAATTTCATAACAGAAAATATCCAGGACAATTATGCCTGACATTGGCGAGTACATGTCTTGGACGTGGGACGAAAACCTTCGGGCCCATGTCACTATTGTGGTCAAGAATTACTTCACGACGACACTTGAAGACCTCGAGGATATCATTCACGATTTGCGTATAAAGTCCCGGTCTATGGAGATTACGGTAGACCTCTCGGGAGCGAGCCCGTGGTGTCATGAGGTCCGGCAGATTACGCATCTCATCCTCGAAGTCTTTGAGTACACGAAAGATGACGCGCTTTTGGACAAAATATACTTTAAAAACACTGGCTTTCTTGTGAGGAGTTTCTATCGGCCCATCAGCCTCATTTTGCCGAGTTATGTTCGCGATATTATCGAATTTATATAAAAGCTGCAGACGTCAAAGAGGTATGGCTGATCTCTTGGTGTTTTACCCCCAAGGGTCGCACCTGTACATTGAATTTTTGGGCGCTCGTTACATTGAGCGACAGCCCAAAACTCCAGAAGAGACGCAAAAGTTTATGAAGGAGGTTGAACCCGTCATTCGTCAGCTTGACGAGTACGTGGAAAAGCACAACCTCAGAGAGATTGTCGAGCTCAACTTGAAAGACGTGCCTCTGTCGAAGCTCAACTCTGAGATGGCTATTCACCTCATGAAGCTCATGGTCGAGATTCGGCCCGACAAGAACCTCCTCGAAAAGATCCGCGTCACAAACACAAACCCCATATTCAATATGATTTACAAGGGTGTCAAGACAAGACTTCCGGGACGCATCACGGCGCTCGTCGAAATTGACGCGGATTCTAAATTTTTCTAGTCCAACTATAAGATGCGAGACGACCCGTGGCACGACAAGGAGGAAGAATTCCTGTCGAAAATAGAGAAGCAGTGTAACCTGTACTCTGCATATTTCAATAAAGACTATGTGTACTATCACAAACTTTCATCGAGGTTCAACATCCCCATCCTCGTCGTATCGGCGATAAACGCTCTGTGCGCTATATCCCTGAACGACTTTCTGAGTCAGCGCTTCGTCAGTATCTTGAACGCCGTCCTTTCAGCCGGGACGGGTGTCCTCGGGTCTGTGCAGCTGTACTTGAAACTCAACGAAAAAATGTCGAATGCTCTGCGCTCGTCCATCTTGATGAAGCGCTTGGCACTCAAGATATCCAAGGAGTTGAGTATCGACAGGTCTCAGCGTGCCACGGAGGGTCAGGCGTTCCTACAGGAGTGCTTCGGGGAGTTCAACGCCGCACTCGAACAGGCAAACCCTATAGAACGAAAGCTAACAAACTTTTTGGCGTTTGGAGAGGCCCAAGTCGAGCAGAAGAGCAGTATGAGCTTTTTGAACTTGGCCGCGGCTCTCACACCTCGGCGCGGGAAATCCATAGACGAATCGGAGATTTTCACTTATCCGAAAAGGTTGCAACGTCTCTCGGAGCCTCGCGCCAAAACGCTTTGGGGTCTGATTGGTAAAGGTCAAAAAGACGGGAGTTCTCCTCCCGAATCAGAATCTCCTCCGTATCAGACCGGTTCAGACCATCAGGAAGAGTTTCCAGTAGTAAAGGACTCAGAGCCATGAGCTCAGGGTTCCGAAGCCGTGCGACGGTAAAGCCAACGTCAAGGTCAAGCTCACCAACGCGGACCCAGTAGTGTTCACAAGCCTCCTTCGTTTCCGGTATTACACAGTACCCCTTGACCATCAGGGCCTCATAGCCTTGATGTTCAAGGGCTCTCTTGAGAAGCGCAACGTGGTGTACGACCGACCCCGAAAGGTTGCGAAGCTTGATGCGGAGCGCAAGCCTCTTCACAATTTCGTCCATTAATATCTATAACTTTTTGTTTCCTTATATCAGAATGGTGTCCCCCGTCGTGGCACTCCTGGTCGGCGTGCTATGCACACTGGCGATTATCGTGTACCTCGCGAACATCATTCCGGTCCCGGATGATAAGAGCTGTGCAGCACCC